AACTCATCGGTAGATATAATAGCAAACATTAAGTCTGCCGTTGCTGGTAAACCAAATGATTCAGACGTATCTTCAAGTCCAATATCTGAACTGGCAAATCCAGAACGAGTAGTTTGTGTGGCAGTGACAATAGGTAAATTATACTCTACTGCCATGCCACGCAATTCTTCAGCAATTGCTTTCACATAAGTATATGAATTTATTGCTCCACCCATAGACTTCATACGTGAACTTGCACATATATTTAAATAATCTATGCAAATTATATCAGGTTTAAAGTCTCTTTTAATTTTTAATTCTTTTAATAATGCTCTAAAATGAATAGAACTTGCCGCTCCTGTGGGATACTCTTTGACAATTAATTTGCCTACACCCTTATCAGTTAGTTTATGCATCTTCTTATCGAACATATCTTTTGATAAGTTCTCTAACTGGTCAAGAGGTACGTTCATAAGATTAGCATCTATACGTTCAGCTATTCTTTCTTCAGACATTTCCATAGTAATATATAGAACATTCTTCATTTGGGTTAAAGCACCGGCTGCTATATGACACATAAATAGGGACTTACCTACCCCTGTACCTGCAAGAGCCACGTTCAGAGACTTATTAACTAAGCCCCCTTTAGTTATCTCATTAAATTTTACTAAGTCAAATGGTAGGTGTTCTTCTGCTCTGTGGTAAAATTCATAACGAGCATCAGAATCGTCTACATAATCATGCCCTACTCTTAAGTCAAAGTTAACTGCAAGAGCTTCACTTAATACTTCGGGTAATGCATTCTTATCTAAAGTTTCATGTTTACCTTCTATAATATTAATAGAATCCATAATTGCTAGATAGATTGCTCTATCTTGACACCATTTTTCTGTATGTTCTATCAACCATTCTACAGTTTCCTCTCCCTTTTGAATACTTATTTCAGGAATAAGAGCTAGAGAATCAGAACCAACTTTAGGGTTATTTCTTAATTCAATTGATAGTGCATCTGCGCTGGGTAGCTTAGAAAACTTATTAACGAATTTAACTATCTCATTAAATACCGCCCTATAAGGCTCTTCAAAGTATTTAAGTTTTATGTGAGGGATTACATTTCTAGTATAATCCTCATTCAACATTAAGTTCCTAAGGATTAATGTTTCAATCTTCATCCCACCCCTCTTCTAAGTGTGAGACTTTAATCATATCGGCATGGCCAATTTCATATCTACGTTTAAGATATTCTTTAAAATCTGTTTTATCAAAGATAGGTTTCCAAAATGATTCCTTAAGAGTCTCAGCTTGACGAACCTTTTTATCTTCTATCTCTCCAGTCTTTTTATCAACCTTAGAGTACCAGCCCATAGAAGGTTTAACTACATAGCCACCTTCCATTGCACAATCTAATAGACCAGAATATTGTTCAATACCACCTTCCCATGTAACACTAATAGGAATCTTAGATTTCTCTTTAACAAATCTAGATTTTTCAACATTAATAATAAAGTGATAACCCATAATTTCAGTTCCCTTTTTCTCTTGTCGTCTACCAAGAATCCAGATATTATCACTTGAGTAATAAATACCTGTACCACCTGATACAATAGCCTTAGGGAATAAACCAATTTCTTGGTATGTGTGATTGACAGCAAGTAATGGAATATCTCTCATTGTCAAATATGGTGTGGTCATTCTAAATAAACCTTTAAGAGCTTTTGCCCTTGACATATCTGCTACAGATTTCTCACTAAATGTATCATCTAATTCTTTTTTAGAAGCTAAGTTACCAATAGAATCAATCATAATAATAACTTTATCTTTGCGTTCGATATTCTCTAATTGGTTAATTAAATCAAACTTCAGTTCCTCAACATTAGTAATGGGACTATGGAGTACTCGAGAAGTGTCGATACCGAACGACTTAAAGTATTGCTGGGGTGAACCAAATTCTGAATCATAAAATAATAGAACAGCATCATCATATTTTTCTAAATATGCTGCCGCCATTAATAATCCAAAGGAAGTTTTAAAATTCTTAGATGGTCCTGCCAATACTGTTAGTCCTGCAGTTAATCCTCCATCAGGGTCTCCTGATAACGCAACGTTAATCATTGGAACCTTTGTGGTTACCATCTCTTGGTTAGAAAAAATCTTGGATTTGTCAAGAGTATCAGTCTCTTTAATCCTAGAATTCTTCTGTAATTTATCCATTATACCCATTTATATCTCCTTACTTGGGTTGTATACTGTCTCAACAGCTCGACCATATTTTTCTTGCATAGACCTAGAACCTTGAGGTGCCTTTCCTGTAGGATATTCATCTCGGCCATATTTTCTCGCATGTGATTCAAGTTTTTCTTCCATATCAAGTCTTTCATCAATCATTCCATTTTTAATCAATTCATCAATTCTGCTATTGAGTGTATCAATAGTAGTATGTAAATACCCTGTGCCGTTAGGCCTGAGTCTTTTAGTTAAAGTTTCTACTTCTTGGCGAAGTACTTTAATATGGACTATTCGTTCATCGGTTGTCATTTATATCTCCTATTTAATATACTATTATATCATAAAACTAAGGCAAAGTAAACAGATTTACATAAATTTATCTAAAGTTAATGGTTCAGTTTCTAATGATTTTGATTTATTATCTTGTATGACAAAGTCATCATATATCATTTCACATCCACCCTCTAAAAATCTTTTAACATTATATGCCATATCCTCAGCAGTAGTTACTGGTACGTTCTGGCATATATGATTAAGATTTTTCTTAGGGTCTATAAGATTAAAATCTTCTGGTAATTTCATAACTGTCATTGCCTCTCTATATGTTAGATATCTATCTTCATCTGGGTGAGCTAATTTAAAAGGTAGGTGAGCAACAAATGCTCCAATAAAATCACATGGGATTTCAGTAGTACGTCTCATTATATTACCACCATCAGCTAATTTATTTTGCATACCTCTTGCTTTTTTTGCCTTTTCATTTTCACCAAAACCTTCTAACCAATCTGCATAATCATTATAATTACTATGTTTTTCAACATATTCTTGAACATTAACACTTCTTTCTAGTGTCTTTTGAAAATCATAATGGCTCATACCATTATGCAATACTTCTAATATATATTTGTAATGCAAGTCATCTTTACTTGGTGTACTTTCATTAGTTAACTGTGACATAGGGTCAGCCAAATCATATTTAACACCACGTATTAAATCTTCTATTCTCTCATTAGGTCTATCATACCATTCAAACATAGGAACACTATCGCCTTTCCAGAAAAAATAAAATGACCTGTCCCGTACTTGACTTAATCCATGTAATATGCTTTTTGTTTTATATAAAGAAAATGTATAGCCATTCTTTTTTGCTAAGGCTCTTAATTTTTTTACAACTGGCTTGCCCAATTTGGTAGCTAACCTTGGAGCATTTTCTCCCCATAGTACCTTAGGCTTTACTTGCTCTAAGATGTGCTTTGCGGTCTTAGCCATATAATCATTTATTTCTGCTTCACCTGATGGTGCAACATTTAAAGAAGAGAGACCAGCACATGGACATATAGTATTAACTACATCAACATACCTTCCATTTTCACCTTGTTGTTGACCATGATAGATATGTGGTTCTCCTAATATATAATAAGGAACATAGTTTCTACCATCTTCAGGGTCACTACATTGTTTCCTATAGTGTTCTACTAAATGCCTATCATGATTTGCAAATTCTCTATATGACATAATGTATGCTGGCCTTTTGCCAAATACATTTTCCATTGCTATGGTTCCACCTCCAATAAGAGGTACTATACTAGCCCATTTCATTAGCTTCCTGTACTCTTTTTCTCAGAGAGGTTGAGGAAAATGAGTGCTTTCTTTTATTATAATGAACTTTGCACAAACCTTTTCCTGTGTGGTCCTTATCTCTATATTCTTCTCCAACTATTCTTATGTCAGGCTGAATAGCTAAAACCATATCAATTATTTCTTGCTCAGTTGAGAATGGTATAACCTCATCAACATACCGACAAGAGGATAGTTGGACATACCTTTCAAATGGAGTTTGAATTGGTTTACTCTTTGTATCTGGTCTGTCAATTGTTGGGTCGGTTAATAATCCACAAACAAGGTAATCACATAAGCTTTTACTTTCTTGTAGCATTACTATATGTCCGGCATGAAATAAATCAAATGTCGAACAAGTAAATCCTATTGTAACTTCTTCTACGGGTATACCTAATTCATTTGCTATCTTAGCTCTATCTAAAAACATCGCTTACACACTCCTCTATAAAATTCTTGTTTGGGTGATACTTATAAACTCTCACCATTTCTGCCGCGACTAAAGTTCTAAACTTTGTCATATTAATATTGTTATATACCGACATAGCATTTAATGCTAAATCACATATCTCAGGTTTATATTTATTAATCCAGAGAGATGCACAAAATTTGGCTGCATCTAATTCAGTACATCCAAACATATCTGGTATTGGGTCAATTAAACATA